ATGCATTAGAGCATAGTCCATATCCTATCTTCTCATTGATGGAATACAATCGTGTATTGAAGCAGGGTGCAAAGATTTATATTGAAGTCCCTGCACCTGATTGTGATCGCAAGCACGAATTCAATCTGAATCACTATAGTATCTTTGGTGCAAATCAGTTGGCTGCATTATTAATTCGTTGCGGGTTCAACATTGATAACTTCAACAATCTTGAGTTTGACCTCAACATGCCCGACCCAGAAGATCCTGAAAAGACTACTAAGGCTAAAGAAACATACTACTGTATTGTTGCTACTAAAGCACGACCCTTAGATATCAAGTAAGTAAGATAAATACTCTCATAGAAATGTGAGAGTATTTTTTTATGGCATTCCCTGAACCAACCGAAGTTTCCCCATGGTACTTACGTAATATTACTCAGGCCTTAGGGTTAGATGAAACGACCGGCAATGTTTACATGCGTTCAAGCATTGTAGGCGGGAATGTTACCATCGCCGGTAATGTTATCGTTAGCAATGTTACAGTAGACGCAATCGGAAACATTGATGTTTCAGGCAATACTATGCCCGTTAGCGGCAATATCAACATAGACGCAGGTAATGTTACTGTATTTCAGGGAACTGATCCTTGGATGGTTGAAGGTAATGTCAACGCAAACGTCACTGGCAATGTGAATATTGACAACAGTGTTGAAGTTACTCAGGGCACTGATCCTTGGATGGTTGAAGGTAATGTTGCTATTACTGGTACTGCACAAGTATCATTTGCTCAGGAAGCGACAGATGCTTTTGGTAGACTAAGAGTTAGTAACCCATACACCCTGTATGATACGCAAGCACGATATTATGATCATGAACAATTTAGTAATAGTATCACTGGCACCGCAGATGTTGAGTATGATGCCAACTCAAGTTCATATGAACTTACAGTAGGACAAGGGTCAGGAGACAGTGTTCTACGAGAAACAACTAAGACCTTCCCATACCAACCAGGTAAGAGTTTGTTGATTCTTTCTTCATTCAGTATGAGTACTCCCAAAGCAAATCTTCGCCAAAGAATCGGATATTTCGGAGCACAGAACGGAATATATTTTGAAGTTGCCGGCACTACGCTCAACATGGTAATCAGAAGTAGTAGCACAGGTGTACTTGTAGAAGATAGAATCCCGCAAAGTCAATGGAACGGTGACAGACTAAATGGCGCCGGCGGGGCTAATAACCCAAGCGGCATCACACTAAACCCTGCGCTAGATCAGATTTTTTGGATTGACGTTGAATGGTTGGGCGTAGGAACTGTTAGAGTGGGCTTCATTATTGACGGCGTTTATATCACTTGTCACTCATTCCATCACGCAAACGTGATAAGCACTCCGACTACTGATAACACTACTACGTATATGACCACTGCGACACTACCATTGCGTTGTGAACTTACGAATACTGGTGCAACCGCAAGTCCAAGCTTGATGAGACAGATTTGTGCCAGTGTGATTAGTGAGGGCGGCTTCCAGCTATCAGGTTCAGGTAACCCAAGAGCAGCATCGCATACGCTTAGTGCTCCGGTAAGATTGCCAAATGATCTAAGTTTTAAACCAGTAATAGCAATAAGACTAAAAAGCACAATGTCAGATGCAGTTGTTATTCCTATCAACTATTCACTAGTGCCGGCTGCACAGAGCATATTCCAATACCGTGTTTTTAAACGAGCCATTACCTCAGGTGGTACTTGGGTAGATAGTGCACCAGATAGTGCAGTACAATACAATCTTGCACCTGCCACGTTAGTAAGTGGCGACATTGCTGAACAATCATTTATTAACTCAAGCAATCAAAGTAGTAGTGCACCGGTACAAGAAGCATTTGGATTTGAGTATCAACTTGAAAGAGAACCATTTACTGGGGTAATGTATGAGTATGTGATCACAATGGCTACTACTGGTACTAACCAAGATGTGTACGCAAGCATAGAATGGCAAGAGATAACTTAACACTAACTAAATAGTTCTATGGCAAACACACCAACACTAATCAAGGATCCATACAAGAAAACTGTATTCAAGAACCAAAAGGAACTTGGTGAGTTTATGAAGTGCTGCGACCCTGAAACGGGTTATCTATACTTCATGGATAACTTCTTCATGATTCAGCATCCTACTAAAGGATCAATGAACTATCACCCTTGGCCATATCAAGAAAGACTAATTGACACATACCATCGCTATCGTTTCAGTATCAGTCTAATGCCTAGACAGTCAGGTAAGTCAACATCGGCAGCAGGGTATTTGCTTTGGTACGCCATGTTCGTACCTGACTCTACTATTCTAATTGCAGCACACAAGTACACCGGTGCCCAAGAAATTATGCAGCGTATTCGTTATGCATATGAAAACTGCCCGGACCACATCAAAGCCGGGGTAACTACATACAACAAAGGCTCACTTGACTTTGAGAACGGTTCCCGTATCGTGTCTGCTACTACGACTGAAAACACAGGTCGTGGTATGTCTATCACACTACTATACCTTGACGAATTTGCGTTCGTTCGCCCCTCAATCGCACAAGAATTCTGGACTGCTATTACTCCTACGCTATCAACTGGTGGTAAAGCAATCATTACATCAACACCAAACAGCGACGAAGATCAATTCGCTCTTATCTGGAAGATGGCTAACAAGACCGAAGACGAGTTTGGTAACACAACTGAGTTAGGCGTCAACGGCTTTAGAGCCTACAGAGCATACTGGCACGAACAGCCCGGCAGAGATGAGAAATGGGCTGCTGAGATGAAGGCTCAGTTAGGTGAAGACAGATTCAATCGTGAAATCGGTTGTGAGTTCATTATCGCAGATGAAACACTTATCAATCCAAACACCTTAGTAATGCTTGAAGGCATTGAACCTATCAATAGATTAGGTCAGGTTCGCTGGTATAAACAGCCCGAAAAGGGTAGAATTTATGTAGTTGCACTTGATCCGTCATTGGGTACAGGCGGCGATCCGGCTGCTATTCAAGTATTTGACGCAAGCACTACTACACAGATCGGTGAATGGAAACACAATAAGACTGATATTCCTAGTCAGATTAAGTTACTTGCTGAGATTTGCAAATATATCTCAGAAATAACAAAAGAGCCAAATAGCATTTACTACAGCATTGAAAATAATGGCGTAGGTGAGGCTGCGGTTGTTTCACTCAACGAGTATGGTGAGTCAAATATTCCTGGCATTTTTATATCTGAGAAGGGCAAAGGACGTAGAGGGTTCAACACTTCTAATAAGCCTAAGCTAGCTGCTTGCGCTAAGTTCAAAACACTGCTAGAATCAAAGAAGATGACCATACATAGTCGCTCTCTCATTAGCGAATTGAAAGCGTTTGTTGCCAGCGGCGGCAGTTACGCTGCTAAGATCGGAGACACAGATGACTTAGTAATGTCAACTCTCCTGGCAGTGCGTATGATGACACAGTTAGCAGACTTCCATGGCGATTTAGAAAGCCAAATTAGAGACCACGATGAAGTGATTGCACCGTTACCATTCTTTGCCGTCTTGGGCTAAGTTGGCATAAATATTAACATGGCCACTGACAACGAATCATTCAACCGCGACTTATACGACCTTCTCAAAGTAAGAGGGTATCAACCTGTTCCACTAGACAGTAAGAATCAACGAGTTCCTGCTAGTCAGGCTGCTGATGTTATTCAGTTTACTTTCAATAAAGACGGTAAAGATTACGGCAAAGCATGGGTATCAATTGATGATGCTGCTAACGTCATTGTATACTATGACGAAGAACAGCAAGAAAGCCCCAGCACTACTACTCCGGGCGCAGAATATGACGATAGTTGGACTGGGTTCTTAAAGCATTTAAAGAATTGGGCACAACGTAGACAATTAAGTTTTGAATTGTCAAACAAAGATCGTCTAGGCGACGATATGAGACAACGGGATTACTATAAGATGAAAGAAAAGCTAGGCGAGAGCTACCATCCAATGGGTAGAAAAGCAAGTTATAATGACGCAGTTCCAAATGTAAAGATCATTCTACAACATAACCGCGCACTTGAAGAAGGTGAACAGCGTTATCGTAACGTAGCTAAGATTTTCCTTGAGAACCAAGAAGGTGAAAGATTCCTTGCTCCAACTACCCGCCCTGGCATCGCTCGTGTATATGCTCGTCATATCGCAGAAGGCGGCGTACCCAATGATGACAAGTGGAATCATATCAAGTCAGTATGTGAAGACTATAACAAGATGGCTGGATTTGTTCGTGCAACTCGTAATGGTCAGTTCAATGAATCAGCACAAGAATTAGTAAACGAAGGTATCAATCACTATACTAGCTTGCGTGAAACACTACACAAGTTGACTACTCACAAAGGATATCAAAATTATTTTGAATCTTGGACTCCTACACTAATGGAAGACGAACTTGACGAATCAATCAATGACTTGTTCGTTCAAGAAATGGTAGACCCTCGCATTGAATCAGCAATGCCAATCTTATCAAGACTCAAGAAGCCAGTAACTGAAATGGAAGAAATTGATACTCTAGCAGAATGGGCAGACAGCGTTATCAATGAGAAGCTAGAACTTGACGAGGGCGATGTTGTCCCGTTCAAGAAGAAGCAAGATGATGATTTAGATGACGATGATGACGATAGCTGGATTCCATCAGAAGAAGACTTTGAGCGTGAAGAAGAAATGCGTAATCGTAAACCTCACGCTGCAAATGATGTAAACGAAATGGACAAAGAACACGGGTCAAAGCGTGACTTTGACAATGCAAGAGGTCCAGATAAGACTGCTAAGATGCTAGCTGCTAAAAAAGCTATGAAGGATGCTAGAAAGACTCTTGACAAAGCATTCAAGGGCGATGTTGAAGAAAACTTTATCAGCATGGCACCCCAAACAGTAGCAGAAGAAGAAGTTGAAGAAGCCCGCACCAAAAAGGTAAATGTAGAAGTTACTGATAAAGGTGCAGTTTACGTTAATGATACTCGTATTACAGGTCGCCATACTAAATGGGGAATACAAAATACTATATTTCAGGCGAAAGTTCCCTTAGACCAAGTAGTACAAACATTGCGTGATAATGGATTCGGAAACATTAGACTTGATCCTCAATATTCTGCGGAAATGGGAATCCAGCTTGAAGAAGATTTGGGTCCAGAACAAAAGCGTGTAGGTCAACTTGGTCCTACTGAGAAGGTAAAGAACAACAATATCGGTAAATTAGTTGGTGCCAGCGAATCAACAGAGATTGATCCAGAATTAGCTCGTATCATAGAAATGGCACTTTTCAAAAGATAATAACAAATTGGGTACATAGTGTAATATAATATTATATTATGCACCCAATTCTATTGTAAATACTTCTGACATGAGTTATAACATAACTTGTGTTGAAGTTGTCTCCAAACAACAAACATAAAAACACATTTAGGCTCAACTTAGGCACATTTAAAAGGAGAAAAACAAAATGGCAAGTCTAGCAGAAATCCGGGCTCGTTTGGCAGCCCAAGAAAACAAGAATCAGAACAACGGTCCACGTACTCAGTCTGATAATGCAATTTACCCACATTGGAATATTTCGGAAGGCGCAACTGCAACAGTGCGTTTCCTTCCTGACGCCGACAACACCAACGACTTTTTCTGGGTTGAACGTCAGATCATTAAGCTTCCGTTCAATGGCATTAAGGGTCAGCCAGATGCTAAGCAGGTAATCGTTCAGGTTCCTTGCGTAGAAATGTATGGCGACAACTGCCCCGTTCTCGCAGAAGTTCGTCCTTGGTACAAGGATGACACTCTTAAGGACCTCGCTAACAAGTATTGGAAGAAGCGTTCTTATCTCTATCAGGGCTTCGTTCGTGCAAACCCTCTCGGTGATGATGCAACTCCGGCTAATCCTATTCGTCGCTTCGTAATCAGTCCTCAGATTCAGACTGTAATCAAGGCATCATTGATGGATCCTGAGTTGGAAGAATTGCCAACTGATTACGCTCGTGGTCTTGACTTCAACATCAAGAAGACTTCAAAGGGTGGTTATGCTGACTACTCAACTTCTAACTGGGCCCGTAAGGAATCCCCGTTGACTGAGGCAGAACTTGCTGCTATTGAAGCACATGGTCTTTTCAATCTTAAGGACTTCTTACCGAAGAAGCCAAGCGAAGCAGAACTTCGTGTTATCAAGGAAATGTTTGAAGCATCTGTTGATGGTCGTGCATATGATCCTGATAAGTGGGGCGCTTACTATCGTCCTTATGGACTTGAGGCCCCAGCTGGAGCAGCACAGGACGAACCAGCGGTGACTGCTGAAACCAGCACTACCCAAACTGCTCCAGCAGTCAACAATGATGTTCCTTGGGACGAAGATGCAGCACCGGCTGCAACTGATCCAGTAGTTGTTCCTAAGTCGGACACATCAAGCGACAAGGCTCAGGACATTCTTGCAATGATCCGCGCCCGTCAGTCTAAGTAAAACTTAGATAGGGGAGGCTTAGTCCTCCCCATTTGACAGGAGGTTTATATGACATTACCAAATGAAAGATATAGAGCCTTGAAGCAAAGCAGAAAGCTTTTAGAAGAACTTTGCGATCCTGGCAAAACACCCAGAGTACCAAGTATCATTCGTGACCGTGCTAGAACTATTCTACGTCATTATCCATGGGATAGTCACTTAGATGAACTAGCAGAAAATTGTCCCGAAGTGCTTGAAAAAACTTCAACGGGTGATAAGTTAAAACAAATTGTAAGATAACAGGAGAAAATAGTGGCAAAGCCATTTGATATTAGTAAGTTCCGCAAGGACATTACTAAGGCGATTGACGGCCTTAGTATCGGATTTAACGACCCAACCGATTGGGTAAGTACAGGTAATTATGCACTCAATTATAGAATTAGTGGAGATTTTAATAAGGGGATTCCTCTTGGTAAAGTTACTGTCTTTGCCGGAGAGTCTGGATCAGGTAAGAGCTACATCTGTTCGGGCAACCTAGTACGCCATGCTCAAGAGCAGGGTATCTATGTTGTTCTGATTGACAGCGAAAACGCACTTGACGAAGCCTGGCTTCACGCTCTTGGTGTAGATACTGCTGAGGATAAGCTCCTCAAGTTGAACATGGCAATGATTGATGATGTTGCTAAGACTATCAGCGAATTCATGAAGGGCTACAAAGCCATGAATGAAGAAGACAAGCCTAAGGTTCTGTTCGTCATTGACTCGCTTGGCATGTTGCTAACTCCGACTGATGTTAATCAGTTTGAAGCCGGTGACATGAAGGGTGACATGGGTCGTAAGCCCAAAGCATTGACTGCACTTGTTCGTAACTGCGTAAACATGTTTGGTTCAAACAACGTCGGTCTTGTTGCTACTAACCACACTTATGCATCGCAGGATATGTTTGACCCTGACGATAAGATTTCAGGTGGTCAGGGCTTCATCTATGCTTCGTCTATCGTGGTAGCTATGCGTAAGCTTAAGCTTAAGGAAGACGAATCAGGTAACAAGGTCAGTGACGTTCGTGGTATTCGTAGTGCTTGTAAGGTCATGAAGACCCGCTATGCAAAGCCCTTCGAATCCGTGCAGATTAAGATTCCATACGAAACTGGTATGAATCCTTATTCGGGTATGCTTGACATGGCAGAATCAATGGGCATGGTAAGTAAGGAAGGCAACAGTCTTGTTTATACTAAGCTTGATGGTTCTATCATCAAGAAGTTCCGTAAGGCTTGGGAAGCAAACGATGATGGTTGTTTGGATACAATCATGGCTGAGTTTGAAGCTAAGACTGCCAAGACTGCTGCTACTCTGATTGAAGAAGAGGACAGCGCAGAATGATGGAACTTAGTTTGGCAAAGAAGATGCTATCCGGCATTGCATATAGTATGGGAAGGAACCGAGTCTCTGGTCGTCCAGTAAAAGAGGTCACTATAACCCCTCAGGATCTAGTAGATATGTTCAGTGAACAAGGTGGAAAGTGTTATTGGTCAGGTCTTCCTTTAGACCCAAACTACAATAAAATTAAACATCATCCATTCGCTATTAGTCCCGAACGTCTTGACAATGCCGGACCTTACAGTAAAGAAAATGTTCGGCTATGTAGAAGAATGTTTAACTTGGGTCGTATGGCATTCCCTGAAAATGATTTTCAAGAAGTAATGAATGAATTGAAAGTTGAGTTTAAGGAGTTAGCAGAATGAGCATTGGATTAATCGGTGAAGTTTGGAAGCTTCTTAAGTCTAGTATTGAAGCTGGCGATGTAGATGGTGCAGCCGAAACACTAGTTAATTACCTAGTTGAAGAAGATTATTCAGCACACGAAATCAAGAATACTTTTAGAGGTGACAAGGATATCAAGGAAGCACTTGAATTTTATCTAGAAACACCCGAATCAGGAGTACTCTTTGATCAAACTGATGATTTTGACGAAGACGATTACTACGACGAAGACGATTATTACGACGACGATCCATACTAATGACCTGGTATAGTAAGATAACAAGTGATTTAAGTCACATTCCTGACTTCATAACCCATTATGAAAATGAATTGTTATCCGCACGTAATGATGTAAAGGTGTACGGCAATGTTGAAAAGAACATTGCTGCACTACCCGGAGTCACGGAGTATCGCTTCAATCAACTTCAAGAGATTGAGGCGGTATTACGGTACCTAGAAATCCAGTTACGCAAGATTCGTAGAAAGCATTATAAAAAATATCTAGAAGCATATAACAGACAATTGACCGAACGTATTGCCGAAAAATATGTTGACGGCGAAGATGAGGTTATTGATTATGAAGTCTTGATTAACGAAGTAGCATTGCTTCGTAATAAATGGACTGGCGTGATTAAAGGAATTGACGCCAAACAGTGGCAGTTAGGGCACATTGTCCGTCTACGAACTGCTGGTATGGAAGATGTATCAATTGGGTAACCTAGCTATTGATACTTGGCACGATATAAGATAGTGTAAAAATATGAGCAAGATTAATGTATCTATAGTCCAAAATTGGGACGATTTGTTGACAACTTCCGTTGCTGATAACGATCCGGATATCGTGTATAACTTTACACAAGATCCACTGCTTGTCAGTTGCACACTTTATCGCTTGACCAAGGATGCAGAGAAGGGCTACCAGTATAGAAACTGGTCATTGACCGAACACACTGATAAGATTGCATCTAAGATTACCGATCAGGATCGTGTTTTTGCAGAGATTGTTAGGTCTTATTATAAGTCAAAGTTGCTTGTTGCCAAACTACGCAATGAACACTTTACTAGATATAGAACAGATTTGTTGACCTATCTAACTGACTCTCCTAGCCGCGTAACTTCCAAGTTTGTAGGAATGATCTACAAGCTTCCTTACTTCTATGAATATGATATGTCGTTGACAGAGATTTTTGGTGGAGAATATTCGGAAGTTAAGGGCCCTAGTAGAGTTGAAGGCACAATAGCACTATCCTTTATTAATAAGGTTCATAATGGACGCAAGCGTTCAGTTGTAAATGAATACTGGTTTCAAGATACAAATGGCGTCCGTATCATGTTACCGCTTCTCAAGAATAATCCCATCACTAACTTGTGGGAGCATCATATCAAGAATAACGTAACCTATATTGAAGCTATCTTCCAAAAGAAAAACAAGGACACTTGGGCATATTACGAAGCTAGTGGTTGGGAAATCAATGTCCCAGAAGATTGAACTTGATGATCTACCAAAGACCATCACTGGTTCTATGTCAAGGTCTAACAAAGTCATTCTGTGTGATCGTTGCAATGGATTTGGATTCTTTGAGAAGGACGAATTGACAGACTATCATAAGAGAGAGTATAGCACATACCGAACCCCTTGTAGTACATGCGAGGGTGATGGTAGAATGATTCAATCTACTGAACATATGTCATTTAATCTTGGAAATGATAAGTTTCAGAAAATGCCCTATATTTCTTTCAAAGAATTTGTTGACCCGCATGGGTACGAAGATCGTTGGTTTAGATATCGGTTGGATATGACTGATCGTGACCTTGAGCGAAAGTATCCTGAACTACAAGCAGTTAATTACGACAACTATGATAAGATGGTTGAGCATTATAGAACTGTAGAAGCATTAAAGAAGGACTACAATGAAGTGTGATAAACTAAAACTGCACATTGCAGAATTAAAGCATAGGCATCATCATTTAGAATTGGAAATAAATCAGCTTGTTTACACTCACGCTGATGATTTAAAAATCCAAGAGTTAAAAAAGCGTAAACTCAAATTAAAGGAAGAGATATCTCATTATGAACAGCAATTGGAACAGTGAGCAAGTAAAGCTTTGGCTTACTAATTTTTTATCCGCACTGGAGCAGACTGCAAACAGATGGTCTAGTGGAATTTTTGTTCTCATCAAAACACTATCAGCGTTGTTTGGCTTGGTTGCTCTTATGGCAGTAATCGTTGTCCTAACACAATGGTTCTTAGCAGTCTATGGTGCTGCTACATTTGTATTGACATTGATCCTAGCATCATTTGCACTGTCAGTCTTGTCTACGATGAATAATAAAAAGCCATAAAGAGGTTGACATATCTCCTACGATTTGCTATTGTTAATTATAGACAGAGAAAGGAGCATATATGAAAAAAGGTGAACTACTCGGCAAAGTCCTAGTTCTCGCTACGAATGCTCACGCAGGTCAGTTTGACAGGGGTGGCAACCCGTACATTCTTCACCCGCTAAAGGTCATGCATTATCTCAAGACCGACGATGAAGAACTACAGTGTATGGCACTGCTTCACGATGTTGTTGAAGATACCAAAACCACTTGGAAAGACCTTGAAGCAATCGGTTGCACTGAACGGGTGATCAACGGAGTTAAGGCGCTGACTAAGCAGCCCGGTCAGACCTACGATGAATACAAGGAAGTAGTGTTTGCCAACGAGGATGCAATGCGTGTTAAGCTTTGTGATCTTCGTCACAACACTGATATCCGTCGTCTCAAGGGCGTCACACAGAAGGACATTGAACGTATGGCAAAGTACAATCAATTCTTTCTTGAAATTCAGGCTCGCTTGAACGGATAAAAACTGGCATCCGAGGCAACTTTTTGGTTGACTTCGGATGCCCATTTTGTTATAACTAATATATCAACACATCACAGAGGAATTCATATGTCTCGCATTCTCATCAAGAACGGTGAATATCGTAACAACCCGGTCATCGACAGCCAGTTTACTCTCGTCAAGGGTTTTCAGACTGGTAAGAAGGGTACTTTCGTGACTGTCAAGAATGACGGTGCTTTCCCCGTAAACATTGATGAAGTTCGCATCAAGATCGCTGACACTAGCGATGTTGAATTCCTTGACGGTGATGCTACCCCGACTGCTACCGTTACTGAAACTGATGAAGAAGCAATGGATCGTATTGCTACTCGTTTTCAGATCCTTGATGAAATGTCGGCTGCTTGCATCAACGGCGACATTCGTGCGATGATCGTTTCGGGCCCTCCGGGTGTTGGTAAGTCGTTTGGTGTTGAACAACAGCTTGAAAAGGCTTCTATGTTTGACAAGATTGCAGGCAAGAAGCTTCGCTATGAAGTTGTTAAGGGTGCTATGACTGCACTCGGTCTGTATGCCCAGCTGTATCGCTACAGCGACAAGAAGAACGTCCTCGTGTTTGACGATTGCGATAGCGTGTTTGCTGATGAACTTGCCCTGAACATTCTTAAGGCTGCTCTTGACAGTGGTAAGCGCCGGCGCATCTGCTGGAACTCGGACTCGCGCCTGCTGCGTGACGAGGGTATTCCGAACAGCTTCAACTTCAATGGTTCTGCTATCTTCATCACGAACCTCAAGTTTGAAAACGTTCGTAGCAAGAAGTTGCAGGATCACCTTGAAGCCCTTGAAAGTCGTTGTCATTTCATTGACTTGACGATTGACACCCAGCGTGACAAGATGCTTCGCATTCGTCAGGTTGATCGTGACGCCGAAGGTGGCCTGTTCGCTGACTACAATTTTCAGAATGGCGAAGGCGCCGAAGTGCTTGACTTCATGCAGACTAATCAGAAGAAGCTTCGTGAAATGTCAATTCGTATGGCTCTCAAGC